CAAGAGAGAATGAGGAAAGCTAAGCGTGAGTAAGACCCTAGAGAATGGCTCCTTCCAGGACGCCGTAGGTACGGTCGTCAATGCTGGTACGATTGAGTTCGTGCTGTCGCATGACGCTATGATAATTGCGGGCGGGCAGGTGGCTCCTACGCGAGTTACTGCAACACTAGACTCTAGTGGAGACATGCCCTCTGCGTTCACCATCCTCGCTAATGATGAACTCACCCCCAGTGGGACGTTCTATCTAACCACGGTGTTCGACTCCAATGGAGCAAGGGTGTTTGGGCCAGAGCGTTGGGTATTCAGTGGTGCGACGCCTATTGACCTTGATACTCTGACGCCCACCATTATAGACCCCGCCTTTGCCAATCCGGTTCTTCAAGACCCATCTGCTGCACAGACAATCACGGGCTTTGGTTTGACGACCACCTCAACTGCACCGCTCACCATAGATACTGAGACAGTTGGACTATGGAATAAGGTTCGGGTGGTGGACGGAACTAAATTCGCGCAGACAGGCGTCGGTATTCAAGCAGCCATTGATGACTTGCCAGCGGCTGGTGGGACAGTCTTTCTCCCTGAAGCGACCTATTCAGTGGCCGCGACTATTACGATTGTAAAACATAATGTCTTCCTCGTCGGTGTAGGTTCGGGTTTAGAGAACATTCAATCGCCAACCCATGCTCCTACGCGCATCCAATGGACAGGTGCCTCCGGCTCAGATATGATACGGTGGGGGAACGTGTCCGCCGACCGTATTGCTGGCGGAGGCGCGATAAATCTTGAGTTGGATGCAGCAGATATAGCCGACCGCTGCTTACACATCACCGAATTCCAGCACATGTACTTTGAACGGATTTCGTGTTTCCGTCCTGTAGTAGAAGGGATTACACTAGACCAACTAGCGACTCCCCCTACAGAGGGAGCTTGCGGGCATTCTTCGTTCCACAAGGTTCAGGTGTGGGCGCGCAACGCCGCAGGAGACAACGCAGCCAATGGTCTAGGTATTAGAGGAACCGCCGATTCTGACCCTAATGGCATAACACAAATTAAGTTCTATGACTTCCGTGCCGAAGTGGACGATGGATTCGCCATTGTCCATGTTAGTGGGGACGGCATAACTTTCTTCGGTGTTGATGCCTTTAAGACTGGCTCCGGCTCTACGATACGGTTTGCTCCCGACGATTCGACTGAACCCTTCACAGTCTATATGAAATCCGCCCTCTTTGGGTCGATTGACATTGTCAGCAATTTGGGAACTGGCCAGTTCATCGTCATAGAAACCCACGGCGGTCTGACACAAACCGGCACTGGTGCGGGAGACGCTCATGTTTGGCGTCCTAGTGACCAAACTCGTACATCGAATAGAACAGAAGTTTTCAACCACCCCTACGTGGTTGCGCCCCTTGAGGCCCAGGCATCTAATGTGCCTCACTGGATTATGAAGCAGGTGGACTTCGGCGACATGACTGCTGCGGCCACCGCCGATACCTTCACGCTCTGGTCATTACCCACCAACACTATGATTCACGACATCGTGGGCACAGTTGTAACTGCTTGGGCTGGAGGTTCTATCTCGGCAGCAGTCGCTTCAGTTGGAACCAATGGTGGCGCAGCCAACGACTTAACATTGGACGATAACTTCTTTGGTACTGGTGCTCGGTATGAGCTGCACGATGCTACCGCCAATGGGGGCAAGGGCACACTGCTCTTCGATGCTACTGACAAGTTTGCTCCTCACTTTATTACATCTGCCACAACCATTGAGATACAAATGGACTTGACCGGCGACAACCACGTGAACGCCACGGCAGGCCGGGCGAGAATCTACGCTCTTGTTTCGCGTCCATTTGGGAATAGCACATTAGAGGCCAACTAAGTGCCTCCGACAATCCCTACTGAGCCCATCTACATCAGCAACTTCTCTATTGGGTTGTGGTCGAATCGCTCACCCTTTTCGCTGCCAGGCGGCAATCCCTCGGCGCTGCTGGACGGCCTCAACTGTGAGATAACGCCGCAGCACACTATTAAAAGGCGGGCTGGTTACAATTCACTTCTCACGGCCACACTGTCGGGTGGTGAAGTCGCACAACGATTTTTTTCTTTCCGTCAGTTGGACGATGTCCTGAGACTTGTGGTCGATGCCACAAACACCCTGAAGGCCATTGATATAGCAGCCGAAACCATCACAACTTTTTACACTCCGTCCACGGCTAGCACGCCCTTCTCATTCGCTCCAGTTGGAAGCATGCTCTACTTTGCCAATGGCAAGACGGGCGAGGAGCAGAAGTGGGACGGCACAAACCAGACACGGTGGGGCATCGTAGCACCCACGGACACACCCACCACAGCCCAGACTGCTGGCACCCTAACGGCTGCTCGCGGTTATGAATATCGCTTCGTCTACAAGAACACTAGCACTGGCCACATCAGTACAGCCTCCACGGCATCGGCGTGTACTAATCCTTTCACTAGTAAGACGATTACAGTGACCGGCAACTTCGGTTCCGATGGACAGGTAGACCAGATTGAAGTGTATCGCAATGCGGACGGCGGAGGTATATTCTTCAAGTTAGGAACAGTCACTAACCCAGGCAGCGGGACGTGGGATTTTGTAGACCAAATTGAAGACTCCGCACTTGGCACGTTGAAGGCTCCCTTGGCAGGGCTTAATGACCCGCCCACTGACGCTATCGACAACGTCGTATTCCATGTGGGTCGAATGTGGGGTTCAGTAGACAACATCGTCTACTACAGTGGGGGCGGCGAGATACTCAATGGTGTGCCAGAAGAGGCATGGTCAGCCCTCAACTTCTTCAACTTTCCAGGCAAGGTGACTGCTCTATTCCCTTTCGCCGTGGGGCTTCTAGTATTTACCGAGAGTGACTTGTTCGTAATTCGTGGTATTGACCAGACCTCGTTCTTCGCTATGCCCTGGCAGAAGCGGCTGGGCATCGGCAGTAACCGCGCCATAGCTGGGACAGAAGACAGGGCGTTCATCTTCACAACAGAGCGGGAACTGTTATCTATTGCGCCAGAAGAGATACGGGAGGTAGGACTGCCCATCTCCGATAGACTGGCAGCCATCGCGCCTTCTTCTGTGGAACTCACTTTGCATCGGGATGAAGCCACAGACAACAATCTCTACGTGAGTGATGGCAATAGTTTCTTCTACAAGATGGCTTTAGTGGACGAGGTATGGAGTCCACGAGCCAACATCATCGGCGGCCTCAGGACTCTTGGTTCTGTCGAAACATCGGCGGGTAACTTCGACCTGCTGCTTGGTCGAGCCACTACTATATTGAAACGCTCCACCACAGTATTCACTGACAACGGCACCGCCTATGCCATGAACATGAGTTTTGGCTCCTTCGTCATTGCACCGCCTGCTCAGCTACGTGAGATTGAACTAATCATTCTGGAACGGAGTTCTGGCAACACAGACTACTCAGTAGGCGTTCGTCTCAATGAGGTCGGCTTGGAGTACAAGCTCCTACTGGACAAAGTAGATGACCCGCCGCTGCTTGGCTCTTCAGAGACTGCCCGGTCTCTGCGATACTTCGTCAGGCAGATGGCCCGGCATCTTCAGGTACAACTCAGCCTACCAGCAGAGGACAATGGGACTCAACTCTATTCGTTAACCCTGGTGGTGAAGTAAAATGCCAAGAGACCTGACGTTCGTGAGGGAGCTAGCCTCTGTGGGAGACTTTGCAACGCCCGACGGAAGAGGAGAGTTCCCGACCTCGAACTTCCAGCAGGTCTTAGACGCCGTAGTAACCACAGTGGTCGCCGACCGCTCCTACTATATCGAGCCCTTGAACATACTGACCGGAGCAGATGATGGGTCGGTTGCACGAATTGATATAGCTTCCTTTGTGGCGCATTGGCCCGACATTCCAAAGGTCACATATGCGAGCCAAACGATTGGCAACCTGTCATTCTCAACTAAGTATGGGGTCTATCTCGATGATGTCGATAGAGATGGGGTGCCAGATGTTTGTTTATTCGTGACGACCAACACAGAGGAGCTGTTTCAGGCTCCAGGCCGCCTCTTTCTTGGGACGGTCACAACTCCCGCAGACGGCGGCGTAGATACGAGTGGTGGTGGGGGTGGAGGTGGTGGGGACGAAGCCGGGTGTATTCTAGTTGACACTGCCATAGTTACTCTAGGAGCCCAGCCCTTCCTTCGACAGGAACTGGCCGAGACCTACTGGTCGGAGATTCATTTGAAGGACGGACGCAAACTTCGGGGCACCAGGAATCATCCCGTCTACACTGAGCGTGGGAAAGTCAGCCTCTCGACTGTCGGAATCGGAAGCCTCCTCATCACTGACGTTGGCCTAGTCGAAGTCGTGGCGAACGACTACGTGGAAGAGGCGGGAACAAAGTGGCAGGTCATTATGCCGCGAGGCCACCTCTATTGGGCCAATGGCATACTCTCGCACAACTTGAAGGCACCACCACTATAAGGACAAACTATGGGTAAATCAGCACGCAAAGCACTTGAAGCTCTCTCGAAGCAGCTCTTCGGCATTATGCAGCAACAGTTAGCTGGCCAAACTGAGTTACTAGGCTTTCTTAGGCAGAAACTCGCATTCGTATTCGACCCATCTTTCACTGGGTTCCTACCAGGCGAAGAGGCCGCCCTTCGCACCCAAGCCTTCGAGGAAACCACAGGCCGCTTCGACGTAGCTCGTCAACAGATTCAATCTCGCGCCGCCATACTTGGTGGACGCCAACTCCCAGGCGGAGCAACCATCGCCCTGCTTGGTGGAGTTGAGGCCGCAGAGGCGGAGTCTCTCGCTGGTGCCCAACGGCAGATTAGTATCGAGGGTGGCCAACGTAGACTAGCCAGTATCTTCAATGCCGGTTCCATCCTTCAGGGTAATGCTGCTCTCTTAAATCCCGCCGCCTTCAGTGGCCAAGCCATTGGTGGCCTATCCGGTTTCGTGGGCGGCGGAGATAGTGGTCTCCTCAACTCTCTCATTGGGGCTGGAGCAGGCATAGGCGCGTCAGCCATCATTGCCTGTTGGGTCGCCTACACCCTCTATGACAACCACACCGCACGCTACATTCAGACTCACTTGCACCAGCATCCTCAATTCGCGGCTATCTACCAGAGGGAGGGACGGGAGTGGGCGTCTATGATTCACCATTCTTTCCTCGCGCACATCCTGCTGCGCCAGATGTTCGACACCCTACGAGAGTAGATTATGCGCCGACTAGAGGCACTAGCAGACGCCATCGCTAAGTACACGGGCTATCATAGTCCAGACAGTGAAGCATATCAGACACGTAATCCAGGCTTGCTCAAAGCATGGTCAGTTCGGCACCCGCGCACTGACAGCGGGGTTCGTGTGTTCGATAGTCACATTGACGGTTATCAGGCGCTTCTGTTTGACCTCAAAATCAAGGCTCTGGGTAAGTCTCGCTATCATCTCTCTGGTGACAGCACACTACTTGACCTTATGCTTGCTTACCAGTTCCCTCCCACAATGGCAGGTTTCCTAGTGAAATTCCTCCGCCAAGCCCTGCCCGACGACGAGACCACAGAGACCAGTATCCTAAGTTTCTTCATGGAGTCCTAATATGCCCGACCAGTTCCCCCTAGCTCAAGTGCCTCTGTCTGGAGCCGACACCCTCAATCAGCAAGCCCCTGCCGCTCTAGGAAGTCGTACTCTTCCCGCCCAACAGCCAGGCGTCTTCGGCGGCAAGTTACTGCCCGAACGCGGCCTGCTTGCCAACGTCCTGCTGGCTGGTCTGCTAGGACTAGGAGCAGGGTCTCAAGCCCGTAGCGCAGGAGGAGCCTTGGCTGCTGGCGGGCTGGCTCCACTTCAGTTCCAACTCCAGCAGCGCGCTAGACAGCGAGAGGAAGAAGCAGAGGAGGAGCGCCGAGGGCAAGCACAGACACGGCTTGACTTAGAAGGCCGCCGAGTCACTGAGCTAGAGAAGGGAGGCCGACGAGCCGAACTCGCTACCTTCCTACAGAGCACCGAGACTATCCAGCGCATCGCGTTCGCTCCTGACAAACATGACGCTGATGTCTTACAGGCAGTAGGCCAGTTCCTCAGAAACGTGCCTGGCGATGTCTTCACAGCCGAAGAGGTCAAGAATTTCAACCCCACGCAGCAGGCTCAGTTCGGAAAAAAGGCGTTCTTCCCCCTGCCCGGCGGCAAAGTCCTATTCCCTAAAGACCTGAAAGCCATCCTGCCTTCCCAAGAGATAGACTTGCTTGGAGGGAAGTTCACTCTTCCTACAGCGAGACCAGACCAGCAACACGCAATTCTCCTAGACCACTTAGACACTAGCTCTAAACTCACCATACAAAATGCAAAAGGTCAAGATGCCACAGACCTCGGTAAAGACCTGGCCTTCGACGTAATAGATGACCCCCGTGCTAAAATCAACGGGGTAACCTTCGCACCAAAGGCCCAGCGTCTGCTCATTGAGGAAGGGGCGAAGCGTGGATACAATGGCGAGACCCGTGCTGCCGCTCAGAACGCACTGAATGGTCTATTCACAGGCATCACAGCCAGTCAAACACCCGAAGCTCTCACGGCACCAAGAGACCTTCCCCCCTCAGACCAAGACAAGAGCGACATAGTTCGTGGCCAACAGGGCCTAGCATTGGGAGGACTCACAGAAGGGAACCTCGCCAAGTTACGGCAGGATAACAGCGCCTTGGCCGACCACATCCAGCTCGACCCCAACAACCCCGGCAAGGGTAAGATAAACATTCAAGGCCCTCTCTCTGAGGAGGCCCTAGAGACCATCCGCAAATTGCTCCTCACCAGTGGCATCACGATAGAATAGTGCCCGAACCCAAATCCATCAGTGCCGACGCACTAATCAAACTCCTCCAGCCACAACCCTCTGCCCTTACTCAAGAGCAAGCTCTAGCTCTCGTCGCTTCCCCCGCACTTGACCGGAGCAAGAGGGGGGGGCTAATCAGTGCTGAAGACTTGATTGATGTGTTGGAGGCAGGACAGCCCGGCTTCCTAGAGCGCACCATCAAAGGCTTTGCCGAGTTCGGCAAGTCCCTCATCGACGCCACTATCGACTTCGCCCAGCGTAGTAAAGAGAATGCAGAGGCTCTCAGCCTGGCAACACTCTCCACTGCGCGTGTCGCTCCAGCTAGGGAAGCCAGTCAGTTTGGCGTGCCTCAATTCGGAGTAGGCGTCGAGCGGACTGAGGAAGAAGTCGAGAAAGAAAAGGCTTCGCTCCTCGAAGATGCTAGCAACCCTGATGTGTTCCAAGCGAAGGCGTTTGAGAGTGCGGTTGACTCTGCCAGCCAGGTGCTAGGCTTTGGGCTAGGCGGACTAGCAAGGCGGGTCGGTGGCCAAGTAGCAACGACTGTCGGAGCCCGTCTGGTGCAGGACAAAGCAGCGGGCTTCTTCACCAAGCGGGCTGTGGCAGCCGCTGCTCTCCGTGGCGCTGGTCTTGGCTTGAGTCCTGTGTTCGTGGGAAAGGAAGATACTAGCCTAGCAGCCAGGGCCGAGCAGGCCGCTACGTTCGCGGCATTCGGAGCTGTTCTCGAACCGATAGCGGGGGTAGTCGGTGATAAGCTGGTACGAAGGCAGAAGAAGAAGCTCCTCGCCGAGATAGACAAGGGCCTACAGAAGCTCAACGCGGGCCAGCTCCTCCGCAACACCCTGCCCCGTGCCGTCGAGCGCATGACTGTATCCTTTGACGCTCTGGGCGCACTGGCCGAAGACATCTATACGAAAGCTGGTGCTAAGATGGCTGTGGTGGCAGCCGAACGAGCTGGTCTCGGCCTTAAACCTATCAATGTGGGACTCCGCTCTATCCAGTTCAACAAGGCCCTAAAGGAGACTAGCCAAGAGGTTCTTGAGCAGTTCAAGAGCGTGGCCATCGAAGAGATACAGCTCGTCAACGGCGTCGTATCAAAGCTGATGCGGAAGAACAAGAAGACCTTGAAGCGAGAGTTCCAGCAAGGCTTCAACTTAGAGACGCTTCGCTCTATGAACCAGGAAGCCAATCGACTCCTCTTTGCCATCAGCACAGGCAAGTTCAAAGGCGATACCATCAATCACCTCACTAGCCTAGTCCGCAACATAGACGAGTTTGCCAAGCAATCCATCGTAGCAGTACAAAATCTCAACTCACCCAGCCCTTTACAGACCGCCCTCAAGAGTCTAACCAATCCACGTACTATTAAACGAGTCATCAAGGGAGAAGAGCAGATGGAGGATGCTTTCAAAGCAACCACCATCACAGTACGAAACAGCCTTTTCTCCTGGTTCTCCGTTGGGTGGGACAGCCTCGGCAATGCTCAACAGATTGCCGGGAATGCTGCGACGCGGGGAGTGGCCGACCTAACAGACGTGCTGCTCGGTAACGCAGCAAGAGGCAACCGCCTTGGTGCCGTAGTCAACACCATTCGCAATCGTAAAGCAGCAAAGCGTTTTATTCTCAAGAACTTCAAGGCCAGCACGGCAGCCGGCGAAGAGATTGGTGAGTTTGCCGCCCTATCCCGTGGTGAAAAGGTAGCTGAGGCAGTCCTGTTCGGGCCTCTGGAATTAAAAGGCTTTGCCGACAGACAGACCCGACGCCTATTCGCCCGCGTGAACATCATGGACGAGGCATACAAAGCAGCCTCCCAAGCCGGTGTCAAGGGCCTGGAGCGTAGGCTATTCGTAGACAACTTCATTCGAGGCGGCCTGCAAGAAGAGTTGCCCGGCCTTGTGCAAGCTCGTATCATCCGTAATGCTAACCGAGGAGCCTTCGTTGTCCCGCGCGGCGTGGGCTTCACCCGCTTCGTTGACAGTCCTTGGACTCAAATCCTCATCTCCCCCTTCGCTCGCTTCGGGCGGGCCTGGCTGGAGTTCACAGCAGAGTATGTCCCCATCATTGGCGCTCCCTTCTCTTTTAAGCGGGCTCTCTCTGATGGCAAGCTGCCCTTCGAGGCTATGACTGACGCAGTCACCAAGCAATTGGCGGGGGCGGGCTTCCTAGACTTCCTCGACCGCATCTATGATGAACTCATCCCCACCCCCTTCGGACTCAAGTATGTGGACAGAGACACTGGCCGCGAGCGGAACCTCCCCTCTCCGATGACTGACGGGGTAGCTATCCTAGCGTCAATCCGGGGGGACGGAGAGAAATTCGCCGGAGCACTCCAAGGCAGCGGCTTAACTTTCCTTGGTGGAGGGCTCGCCGGGGGCCTCCTGACGGGCCTGTCCGACCCAGGCAGCGTGCCTCTCGAACGGATTTGGAATGACATGGATAGGCTAGTTGGCAGCCTCTTTGTTGGTAAGGCTACTCTCCGCATGTTCAACAATATCTTCACGGACTTCCAGGAGGAACCCTTCACTGAGAGCGGCTTCCCACTGCCAGGCGCTACCACACTCCCCTTCCTCACTGGCCGCCCACGCATAAGGGCCGGAGGCGGCGACGAGCCCTCCTTCCTACCCATCAAAGGCACGGACATCCAAGTGCCTCGTTCCCTCGGCTCTCTACTGACTGAGAAAGAGCTTAACGATACCGAACTCTTCAGCGACTTTGTGCGCCGCAAAACAGGCACCAAGTTACAGTTGACCAGATTCCCAAATGTGAAATTAAGGACGCAGAGAGGACTAGAGGTTGACGCGGGCAACCTCGATGATACCGTCAAGCGGTTCTTCGTCCGCCGCCGCAACGCCTACTTCTCAGACCAGGTGGTAGGCAGAGACAAAGACCCCTTCGTGCGCGCCCTAGTACCACGCGCCCTCGAACAGTGGGTCAATACCCGCCTCTCCTATGCCACCAGCATGGCCAAGGTGGACACCGAGCACCAGTTCGCCACTACCCTGACCGCCGTAGGAGCCATCAGAGAATGACCGTCGAAACCATAGTCATCGGCACGGCAGTCGCCGTCAACATCATCACCGTAGTAGGCGTAGCCATGAAGCTCTCTGCCCGCTTCACCAAAGTAGAAGTCTTGCTCAACCACGTGATAGAGAACGACCTCCACAGCATCCGGTCTGAGATAAGCGCGCTGCGCGAATTCATCATCAACCACATCACCAAATCAAACCCTTCTCCCTAAGACAGTCTGCACAAACCACTATATCAGAGAATCCAGCCTTAGTGCTCTGGCGAAGATGGTAACAGGTTCCTGGCTTGTGACTCTGGTCTGGATATGATGGCCCACACCACTCGCAGAATATACAAGACTCACAAGGCCCTTTGCTACTCAGGAATTCGTAAGTTACCATAGTCTGCACCCACCTTTGCCGTGACAGGCACCACCAACCCACCCATCTCCTTGACTGGCTGCGTCATAATATCTTTGAGACGTGCGATTGTAGCTGTTGCCGTACCAACAGGTAGGCAATAGACAAGCTCATCATGGACGATGAGGATGGGAACCAGCCCTTCCGCCTCCCATATATCCAGAGCCCGCTGATTGACAATGTCAGCAGCACTAGAGCACCCGTAGTAGTGACAGCCCTTCTTCTTCCTCGTATGAGCATCTTGTCCATAGATATACCTCACTCTTCCAAAGGGGTTGACTAAGGTAATGTCTCCCCTCTCGAAATTGTCTGAGACTTGCCGCTGCCATGTTCGTATAGCCGGATACGCACCGAAATATGCTTCTTGGAGAGCGACTGCATCAGCGACGGCTCCTTGGCGGCGGCTTCCAAACACTCGCTCAGCAAGGCTTGCAGCAGTCTCTCCGTAATTAGTTGAATGAATGGTTTTCTTCCCTTCATATCGCTGCCAGTCTGTGACATCATCATACCTCTTGTTGTAGATTCGGCTCGCTGAGAGCCGGTGAAAGTCCATGCCCGAAGCGAAGTCAGCCAGCATCTGCTTGTCTCCAGCCAGCCACGCCACACATCTGTTCTCAATCTGTGAGAAGTCCAGCCCCACAATGACCATGCCCTCCGGAGCCACTATCATGCGGCGCAGTGACGGTGGGATGTTCTGGAAGTTCGGCTCACTAGACGAGAAGCGCGCCACATCCGTGCCCGTCACATTGAACGTGGGATGTACCTTGCTCTTGCCTAGTGGGAACCACGTGGTGATGGGCTTGACCCCCAGCTCCTTGTAGTCTGCCAACTGCTCCATCAGCGGGTGCCGGTCAGCCTGCCGCTTGATGGTCACTTCCTTGGTGTCCCGCAGCGTAATCCCCTCCTCCTTGAAAAACGCTATGACCTGCTTAGGGCTGTTGGGATTGAACGGGAAGTCATCCTTCAGCAACTGCTTATTGCCCTGCCACTCACGGTGATACCGCCTGACTGCTCTCAGGTCGATGTCAACTCCTCGCTCCCTCATCAGCACGGCCAGCCTAGCTAGGCGCTGTTGCTTCTCGACTAGGTGCCACTGATTGGTGGTGTCGAGGTCGGCGCAGAGCTGCTCGTAGAGGTAGTAGTTGTAGGCACAGTCTCGCCCATTATACTCCAGTAAGTCTTCCTTATCCTCTTTCCAGCCGGTAGTGGGCCGGTAATAACTGACTGTAGCTCGAAGACCCAACAGACCCAAGTTGGCCAAATGTGCGTGGATAAGGTGAGCGACCACCTTAGTATCGAAAATACAAGAAGGAGAATAGTTAGTGGGATGGTGGCCCATAACATTGAAATCGGCATCGATAACGTTATGACCAATAACCAGGCGAGAGGCAGTAAGACGGGAAACCAATAACTCTTTACTAGCAACCACGTCGTAGGTTGAGTATGCTTTGTCGGCTTCATAAGCTACTCCTATACAGGTAATCTCTTTAGATTTGATGTCCCACTCTAGGTCGAACACCATTGGCCCAGCCTGGTCAGACAACATGCCTTTGACCACCGTGGGGTGCTTCAAGATGGATGGATTGGCATGGGCGGTGAGCAGGTTGTAGTGCTCACGTATGGCAACGGGCAGCAGATTGGGCTGACGCATCACCGCCGATGGGTGAAACGTACAACCAACCAGTTGTCCGGCCTGGAGGGTGACGTGCCCATGCCAATCCGAAATGCCAGTTAGTCCGAGTTTTTGTCCAAGCGCCTTGCCTCCAACCAGCATGATAGGCACGTTCGACGGTACCAACTTGTCATATTGGCGGCAATGCATCTCAGCCTGTAGCTTATCAGTTCCCACAGGGTACGCTTCACCTTGCTTATTCTTAGGGGGCAAACATCGCAGAGTATTGTCAAGATACACGTCCTTTCTGCTGAGTCCAGCAGGATTTAGAATGTTCTTCAAGAGCCACCAGCCAGCCTTACCGACGAACGGCTTGCCTTGCAACACCTCATTGGTGCCAGGGGCCTCGCCTATGATGGCCATCTTTATCTTCGACCAGACCGGAGCAGGCTCTAGTACAAAGCCCTTGCCGACACCATACAGCGGGCAGCCCTTGCACGTGGATGGTTGGCCAGTGCTGCCTGCTTTGGTGGCCAGCGGCATGACCAGAGCTACCATAGGAGGCCTAGCTCCTGAGAGCAGTCTTCGCAATACCACTTTAGCCCTTTATAAGGGGGCGTGGGGTGATGAGCCCAACCAATAATTGTCCTCCGTTTGCGCATGTCTACATCACCGTACTTGGGGCCGCACTTATCACAATAGATGGTCAGAACTCGCACAATCTCTACCATAGATAGCCTTCCTTACGGGCGCAGTCCTCGCAGATATTGAAGTGGTGATAGTCCTTGCATCCCTCATAGTTGCGACAGCCTCGCTCAGCGAAACTTTGACAGATGCCACACCAATAGTCTCTCAATTCATGCAACTGGAGACAGGCTTCCTTAAACGTATTTATAACTTCAGACACGTTTGAATGTACCTTCCTTCTCTTGGAATTCCAGCTTCAGAAAGTCCTGGTCTATGGGTGAGCGGGTGGCGAATCGTATGGAGATGTTATTGCGCTGACGGAAGTCCGGCTTCCATATCACAGCCAGTGTGTCAACGTCAGCGAACAGCACACCAGCCCCTCGTAGGCGTTCGGGTGACGAGAGCGTGCGGTGCTCTGAGGTTTTGCCCATGTGGTGGATGATAATGGAGGCGAAGTCATAGGTCTCTTGCATCTGCGTCAACTCCGACAGTAGGACTTTCATCTCTGAGTTGGAGTTCTCGTCTATGTGGTGGAAGTTGGCGAGCGGGTCGAAGATGACCACGTGCGGCTTGGCCTCCTCGATGTGGCTAGCGATGAGCCCTCGCCCACTCTTAGTATCGAGCCTGCAATCCAGGTCACGGCTGGTAATCCAGAAGTTGTCGAGCACTTTCGTGCCTTTGCGCTCCCCATGTATGTCAGTGAGGCGCTGGACGAGGCGTTCAGGCCCGACCTCTTGCTCAATGAGGAGTACTCGCTTAGGCCCACTGACGGGGAACGTGTCCATGACCAACGAGCCCTCGCAGAGAGAGTACGCAATGTTGAGGGCTAACATGGACTTGAAGGCTTTGGGGTCAGCAGCCAATAAGAGTTTGCCCTTGCGGGGCAGGAGCGGCTTGATGTAAAAGTAGCCGGGCTTGATGACCTGGGTGATGAACGACTTGAAGACCGTCGCCACGATTACCAGACTAATCCATAGTGACGGGCGCAGTCAATGCAGAGATAGGGCGGAGCACCTCCATAGCCAGGGTGCATCCAATTCAGAATAGATTCTACATAGTACTCGCTATGGGCTTCACTACATCTATCACAACTGGTCTTGCACATTTTGAGTTCATAGACCCCAGCAAAATTCGCCACATATTTGCGTATGAGTTTATCGTGTTCGGAGCTTACCATTCGAGACCTATCCTTTGGAGAAAGTCCTTCTTATCCATCTCCACTCGCTTGCCTTCGTGGATAATGACGATGGTATCGGCCTGCGAGACATCCATCTCGAACCACTCCTTTCCTTCTATCTCATTGGTGGACTTACGAAACTCTGTCTTGGGGTCAGGCCATGTACTAGGTTGGGCAGGAAAGAATTGGCCAAGATCTCCGGCGGGCAAACTCCCTGACCCTGCCACGTTACTACCGTTGCCAGCCATTACTCTATTACTCCGTCGATAAGATTCAGCTCAAGGGCTTCGTCAGGCGTGAGCACTGTCTCTCTGCGTTTGATGAGCCCTTTCAACTTCTTGCGTGTCATGCCTGTGCGGTTGGTGATGATGTCATCGAGGAGGGATTGTGTCTTGCGAATCTCTACTTGATTCTCCTCCAACTTCGAGTAAGTGCCGATGCTCTCGGCATGTAGCTCATGAAGGCCGATGGCACAGTGGCGGGTGGCCCAGCGTTTGTTGGCTGCCTGTAGTATGATGGCCCCCATGCTCATGCACTGGCCGGTGGCAACAATGTTGATGGGCGCTCGCCGCCCGATGGTCGTAAGCAAATCATAGATAGCTAAGCCATCAGCCACCAAGCCTCCCGGAGTATTGAGGATGATGCTGATAGGCTTCTTAGAGTCCTCTGCCAAATAGGTGAGGATGCGCGTCAGATAATAATGGGCTTCAGAGTTGATAATCCCGGTGACGTAGACTTCGCGGCGGGCCATGGCCGAACGGTCTATTAGCTCGTGAATGGGCGCGCTAGATTGGTGGGGCTTCCTACTACGGCGTTTGTACCTTGGCATTCTCGTCTCCTTTAGGTCGGTCATCAAATTCCGGGTGTGTCTCTTCATACTCCATGAGAGTCAGGGCACACCAGGCTACACTGGCTAGGTGGTGCTGCCCATCTTTGGGGTCTAGCTTCTCACCGCGCCACCAGTCCCATCCGTGGCGCATCATTGCGGCGAAGACACGGCCCCACTTGAGACCGTTCTCCCAATTTCTGTCGCTGTACTTCTTGGCCCCTATCGTATAGACCTCAACCACCTTGAACAGCGGCTTGACAGGCAGCAGGTCAAAGCGAGCTTTGCCAGTATCATGTTTGGTTCCACTCACTCTGAGTCCATATACTCGTAGTCAGGGTCATTCCACCAGTCAGCACGTTCAGTATACTCCATTTTGTGTAGTTCGTCAACTGTCACTACGCCCCATGGCATGTAGTATTCAGTGCGTTGCATCGGTCTATATGTAATCTTGAAGTCTACGAAACCCGGCACGGGGTCGGCATAATGTAGCTTTACCATGTATGTGACTCTACGCATGATACCTTCCAATGAAGTCTATTGCTTCCCCTACTGTCTCGCAGTAGTGCGACACGCACTCTTGGATGAAGGGGTGGTCGCGCATCAGCCTGTCGCTCTTGGAGCATATGGCTACGACGGGCATCTTCATCTCCCAGGCCCATGCTAGCTCCATCAGGGTGCCTACTAGTGGACGGGTGCTGCCCCACAGGTTGAGGTTGACCAGCAGCATGTCGGCCTGCTGGATGTCGTTGTAGTCCCGCAGTATGATGGACTTGTTGGTCTGCTTAGGCGTAGATAGGCCACCGTCTGTGCTAGTAGCCATGTCTTTGCCTCGGACTGGCGACAGAACGTCGAGGCCCCAGCCCTCAACGAGCCGGAACGCAGCCTCATCACGCCAGGTCAAGGACTCTGGACGGTCGGTGCTAATCAAGCCAGCTAGATAAATAACCACTATTCGCCTCCTTCCATTTGAGCGGCCAACTTCTCGTCCAACTTACGCTGCCTTAGCTGGTCGCCTAATGTCTGCTTCATATGGTCATGCTCCTTCAAGTACAGGATGGCAGAGTCAGCCATCAGAGAGTAGAAGTCTCGACAGCCCTGGACGCAGGAGTCCCATGCCTGAACGGGGTGATGCCTATCATGCAGATGACGCGCCAGCTTGAGCGTGACTGATTCTACCATATGACCCCCAACTCACGAGCATGTTCCTCACAGAATAGCCAAGGGGGGTCGGAAGCCACTGCCCCATTGGGAAACCACTGCTCTAAGCTCGAAAGTCTCTCCTCAACCATTTCTTCACAGACATCACACTCACCTACATCCCAATAGCCGTTGTTAGCGACGGTGGAGGCTTCGGCGTGCCACTTCTTGAGACTTTCTAGTAAAGCAGCTTTTCTTCGCTTGCCTAGCTTTACCATAGCCAGCCATCCTTGCGTGCGTGGTCAATGCACAGCCGCACATGCTCCACCTTACGAGCGTCCCACAGCGCATGATGTGGAGTGTCATTCAGGCAGTTCATAGGATACATCATCTCACCAATAACCTCATGGTAGTGGTCAGCTCCTTGCATCTCGATGATGAGTTTCATGTCTTTGACAAAGTCACCTGACTGCTCGTCGGCAATGATACGCTCGCCTGTCATCAGGTTGTTCACGAGCAGGATACGCCCTTGCTCCTTACATGCTTTATCACCTAGAGCTTCCCACTCCTTCATGCGGTCATGCCACGCTACTGCCATGTCTGTCTCCTTACCATATCAGGCCATGCTCCTGAGCATGCTCTATGCATAGCCACATATCAAAGTGATTGTACGACGGAAGCCCTTGCCATTGGCACACGTCACAGTTAAGGGGGTCAACTATTTCGAGTTGCTTAGTCTGCGATTTCAAGGTGCCAGTGGGGAGCTTTATCTCGATTCCTTTCGTCGAAGATTGCAAGGTCATACTCCTTTGCCAACTGCGCTAGTATCACATGGAACGTCAACTGCCCTAGCTCTGACTTGTCCCACGAGCGTATGTCGATGGCCATGTTGCGATAGTGCCTACTGGTGCGACTGTGCCTGCCGTCGTTACCACTCGTCACGATGAGAGGCTTGCCGAACAACAGGTCGTGCAACACACCCGCCTTCTCCAACGCCAACCGCAGTTGTGGGTGCAGCTCCCCTATATTTACTCGTTCGCTCTTAGCTCTCCACACTCTAGCCTCCTTCATGATATTCACTCCACCAGCCTAAGATTAACCCCCATAGATAGATCAGCAAACCCCACACAACAAGCGTTAAGCCACCTATCATACAGAGGAAAAAGAACTCCAGCATAGAAATCTCCTATACACTAGCCTTTCCTCTCGATGGTAGCCTTCATAGCTATGTCGCCTACTTCCTTCAAGCACTTGCCAGAGCACACCAGGTAAGTCTCCGGCCCCTGCTCCGTATCAGTGACGATGTTGTACCATCCTACCATCTCCTGCTTGACCTCCTGCTCCTCACCAGTCAGCTCCACCATCTTCTTGGTCGTGCAGATATTACATGCCAACTCTAACCATCTCTTCAATGCCATGTTAGTCTCTCCTTACCACATTAATCCTAACTCTCTTGCGTGTTCCTCGCACACCCACGGTATAAGCCCCTGTTTGAGCTCGGCTTGCGTATACATATATTTTCCACAAAGGTCACACCAATTGGGGACTCTTAATCGCCACTGCCCACCCACTAGCCTGAGTGCTTTGTCTACCTCTGTTTTACTTAGAGCCATACTCGTCGATGCGTGGGATGAACTTGCGTAGCTTACCGACCAACTGCTCAAGCTTCACTACGTCTACGATGCAGTGCTCTACTACCTCGTCCATCGCCTGACGCTGCTCCTTGCCCGTGGCCAGCAGAGCACGCAACCACATATGTCCTTCGACGCTGGACTTTGAGCCGAGGCCGAAGTGCTGAAGGATGCGGGCGAGGCTGTTGTATGAGAAGCGCAGGTGCTTACGCGCTATGAGCACCGGGTCAATCATCTTCGAGCGCGGGTTGACTATCAGCCCGCCTGTTCCACCTGATAGCCCGCTGTAGGCGCGAGTGTTGAGGAAGGGCCGGTCGAACTTCATGCCGTTGTGCGCTATCAGCACGTCATGCTTGTTCAGCTCCTCGATGATGTCCAGCACCAGCATGGAGTCATCATATTTGTTGCCCTTCTTCCACGCGGCGTAGTTGTCACCCCGGAAGATGATGGGCTTCTTACCTACCTGCTTCACCACCGCACAGAGCACTCGACCGAAGTCAGCACTCAAGTTACTCGTCTCTATGTCAAAGGTAATTATAGAGATTACTTCTTCTTGCTGTCGCTTTGCCATGTTATCTCCTTTAGATTACGCTCTTGCCACACCAATGGCAGTGCCCATCAGGGCCTCCTGTCCAACAGTGCCCATTTGAAGCTCCTTCAAGAGGCCGGACTTTCAGACACTCATCAGTTATATCCTCAAAGCCTATATCCATCCCCATCATGTCGGCCCCCACACCAAGAAATAGACGAGGGCATTTTGAGCAGGGGTGAATCGACCCTAAGCGGAAGCAGTCATCGGCAAATGGTTGGATGTCATGTAGTCCCCCTTTCTCACAGAATCTAATCTCACTCCCATGCAAAAGAGACAAAAACTCTTCTACCAATTTTTGTGTAAGTCTAATCATGTGCTATCTCCCTACTGCTTTGTTTGCTTGCTGCTTAGTTAAACCTGTACGCATCAACACCTTCACTACGTAATCGTTTGAGAGGTCACTGTCTATGTTGTGAATGAGAATCTGTACGAGTACGGACTCCAGCAGTGTCAGTGGTTTAGCCATTGTCTCCTCTCTGTTCCTCTTCTAACAGCTCTAGTAGTCTGTAGATTACTGCCGCCGCGATGCCTATTTCGATAGTAGTTACTGGAGTCTTATCGTAACGAAGTCTCTTAGCAACCGCCATCGCCTCATTAGCTGTCATCTGCGACACGTCAAACTCAGAAATATCAGGTGTCATCCTCGTCTCCTTCTAGCTGACCAAGTATCTTGTCCAAGTTCTGATGAGAGCGGAGGATGCGGAGGGCTGACTTGGCTCGCCTCGCAGTCAGTTGGGCTGCCACTTGGGGCCTTACGCCTGACCAACGACTGATGTTCTGGAAGTCCCGCGACTTAATCCACGTGCTCCGGTCAGGCTCATGGAGATGCGCGAGACTATCCAACAGCACTACCAGCCACAGTCTTTGTTCATTACCTGCCACTCTACATCCTCTCTCTCAAACTGGAGGCGGGCGGGGCTTTGAACCCCATTACAATAGATTAGCATGCTCTCTAGAGCCCCGCCATATCTATAATTGCAAGCCCCTGCCTGCTCTCAGGTCACTGACAGGGGCCGAAGCAGGACGTACACTCACCACTAAAGATGAGTTCTGACCTGCAATCCCTCAGTCTATACTGCCTCAGTCAAGAGTGTAGTTAGACCTTGGGAGTGAAGAAGTAACTGACTTCGAGCCGTGATGTGTCATCCTTCTGGAGCTTCGTGCCGAAGCCTACCGTCAGGCCCTGTAGCTGGTTGAAGTCCATGTTGCCTTCGGTGATACCAGCGCCAGTGAACAGGCCACGCATCAACTTCTTCACGTTGATGTTGAAGCTAATCTGTTCGTTGGTTGTGGTGGCGGTGAAGCCAGGCTGGAGCCACTCTTGTTTCAGGTTGATGCGAGCATAGAAGGTGCGGTCGGACTGGTCAGTCTCCTTCAAGCGGTAAGCTAGAGGGATGGTCACTTGAGTGTAACCATTACGGACTTCGCGTGACTCGACCTCGCCTATGCGACCGATGGCCTTGAATGCAAAGGCTTCCGGCTTGGGTACATCCTCGACTTTGATATTGCTGACTAGCGTGTTCATGTGTTATTGTCTCCTCGTTTTGTGTTCGACTTACGAGGGCATTTTACCACACGCTCAGGCAAAAGTCAAGGGTTTTTACCAAAGAAGATTGAATTCTCGCGCATGAGCACCACATAACCACAAGCAAGGTGCGTCTTGTCCATCCCGAATCTCTTTTATATACCAATTCATCTCGAATACATCAATTGGTAGACAAACATCACAATCAGTAGGTGGAGTAAGTCTCCACTCACCATGGAAGGCAGACAGATACTTCACTAGGCTCTTCCTTCTAGCCTTCACGGTAAGCTCTCGATGGTCTTGATGCATACTTTGGGGATGAACATACAGCCACCATACTGCTGACCATCAGTGGACTTGGAGCTATAGAGGAGAACACCACTCTTGACACACTTGTAGACGAGGGCTTCGGTGATGACTAAGGAGTTGAGGCCGAGCGCCTCTAGCTCTTCGGGTGTAT